TTTTGAGTAAGCTCAAAGGAAAGAGGCCGGGATCAGAATCCCGCATCTCATGGTACATGTTCTCCAGTAGGATGAACTTTGCGGCATGATGCCGATAGTTCTCCATGTGTGAGCACAAAGCATCTGCTAGGTTTTCTTTCTTAACCGTAGCCAAATGTTCGATGTGCTTGGTCCACCTTTTAGGGTAGAACTCGAGTCCGTCCTTACCACGACGGATATCACTACTGAAGTACTCGGAATGCTCCAAATCCTCACGGACATGGATCTCAGTCTTCACACCAAGTTTCTGAGATTCGAGGACATAATCTTCCAGGTTCACCCCTTCAAGATCCTGATTCACATCGTCGCCACCTGCCACTATAGCAAGAGCAAGAATCTCTTCATTGCTCAAGCCAAGGCGCATCAACGTCATCGTATTACAGACGACTTGAGAGATCGAATTAACGGCAATAGTACCGAACCAACCACTCTTCATAATGCCCTTTTCTTTCATGACATACAGTGTGCCATCCGAGGTACGGTACTTCGAGTTGGTAAAAACCTGCTCAAAGCACAACCGCACATCAGATCTGTATTGCTCAAGTTGTTCTTCTGACCAGTTTGGGTGGCGAAGAGCCAACTTGTTGACGACGCGTGCGTCCACTTCTGCAATCCAAGATTGGAATACAAAGTCCCATGTTTCTTTGTCGCTCTCGTAAACTCGGCCAGGGAGCACTTCTTTAAGGTGTTCCAAATGACCAGGGTTCGCGGGTGAGAAAGCGTATTTGATAGGTGACTTCTTCCAATTCTTAACCAATGAGAACGCGAGGTTCTTCAGGACAGATGCGTGTTTGACAGTGGCATGTAGGGGCATTCCGACAATAATTCGAGGTCTTCCAGCGGCAATCTTCTTTTGCTTAGTAGGTTCGCCTTTCTCGAAGATCTTGAACTCGTAGTCTTCATTCCATTCATTCAGAACATGCTGAGCGAAACCCTTCTCTCCAAACGAAGCCAGCACTTGGCCGTTTGTGGGGATTCCTTGCTCACAATACGGAAAACCCGAAGATTTTTCCGATCCGATGATGGATGAGTGGATTACGTTCAAAACGCCCGAAAGTTGGTTGTAATCTTCATCAGGGACGAAAGAGTTGGCGTTCATAAGTTCCGCAACAATGTTCGCGCATCTCTCAAGTTCCACCTCGGAGGGCTCCACTTCAACCGTTTTAACGGCGTCACCAAAGATCTCGAGATGGTTTTCCAAAGACAACCTTTCTTCCTGGGGAGTCATCAGCGGGAAGCTGAATTCACCCTCTACATACCCAAGAGCCACAATTTCATCCTTGTGGTTCTCAATCAACTGTGATGCTTCAGGTTGCACCTTAGGCGCTGAAGGTCCGTGAACAGGCTTGAGTCCTTCCTGGACATCATAAAGCCATGACATATCCTTCTTTTGAGGAGGAGGAGCTCTCTTAATGGTGCTCTTCGGTCGTCGCCGACTCCTTCTCTCGGAAGCTAGTGACGCATTCTCGTAGTCGTTTCTGTCATGATAGCGGTCGTCGTCAAAATCGACGTACTGACCACCGCCCGAACCATACTTTTTACGGAAATCGGAACCCAACAGCATGTCTTGGAACATGTCTTCATCCTTTGCCGCATTACCGGTTCCAAAGGCGTCGACAATCTCTCTCATATTCCATCCATACGTGGCTTCACCATCACGCAGAACAATAGCGAATTTTCCATCACGCATCGTCTTAATCTCGGCTACTCCTCCACGCCACTTGTGTTGGCGGAAGTGCTCCTTGTAAGATGCATCAGCGTATGTGTACTTCTTGCGGTTCTTTGTGTTGGCTTCGAGCCCAGCACCCACATCAATCAGGTACTGGATCATCTCAGTTCGCACTGCTACATTGTGCTCACCAGCGGCGCTGACGTGCATGCCAACAACGCTATTGCCACACAGGATAATAGATCCGGAAAAACCTTTTTGCGTACTCGCAGTATGGTGCAGGTGTTCAAAGCCAGAACCGGTCAATGTTTTGCCGGAGGCTGACACCAAGAGCCCGTCAGGAGTAAACCCGACAGAATGCACCTGCTGATTGTAAGCACTCTTCACCTTAGTAGAGGCTTTTGTAATCCGAATTTGAGACCACGTTTTCTCACTGACTTCCACAGCGAAAGCATCAATATCATATGCTGCAATCGCGTTTCCTTCAGGTGACCAGAAATCATCCGGTGTCTTAAAGAGCTTTGAACGGTCCACTTCCCAATTTCCCTTCCTGGTACTTTTGATAGTCGCCAAATAGATCGCGGCAGTGCTTTGATTCAACGTGTTACTACAGTGACGTGCCGTGACTAAAAATTCATCCATTCTCCAAAAGACGCCGAACAACCTGAGCTCTGAGTCCCCAGTGCAAACCAGAATTGCTCCTATCGGTTGCGCTTTACATGGGAAATACTCAGATCCTGGCATGGCCATCTCATCCTGGTGACAAACGCTACTTTCGAGCACGCTCGATAGCCTAAGTTCGACACCATTAACACGCACATTGTGTATGATGCCTCTTTCCGTGGCTACCTGCCCTAGGTAAACGTTCTGTCCTGTCTGCTTTGTAACAGCCAATGGCGGCGGTTCAGCGGTGGCCCAAGCTACAAAACGCTCAAACACCACCCCAACCAACGTCAAGGCTAAGCAGATATCCAAAGCCGCTTGGGTTTCTGGGTACAGATTGTGATACCAATCAAGGTTACACGCTCCAAGAACTGTAAAGAACACGCGCAAGATCGCGTCCCAACAAACCATCAGCAGCCTTCCAAGCACGCGCATAAACAGCACGTACTTGTTCCCTTCGCTCTCTTCACGGTTGCTAGCCGCAAAAGCACCTGAAATCTGTCCGCTAAGTAACAGCAGAAACAACTTGGCCTTCATATGAACCATGAGGCGTCGCC